CTGCTCACGCGAGGCCCGGGGGCTCGGCCACCTGGACGGCCGGTTCAAGACCGCCGACCCCCGGCGCTATCGCCCCGATTGGGCGTTCTGTTCGCGACGCTGCCAGGACACCTTCCACGCCATGTATGGCCGCTGGGCGGACACCGATCCGCCGCGGCAGGAGATTTTTATGATTGACGCCACTGACGCAGAGCGCGCGGCGATGCGTGCCTGTTTGAAGCCGTTCGGCGAGGCGGCCGAGGAGATCGGCTTCGACAAACCCCTGGGCGCGTACTCGGAAGCCGAGGCGCTCGCGGTGATCGACGCCATCGTCACGACTTGGACCGAGACGATGGCCACCCATCATGCGGCGACGAAGCACGCGCCGATCGCAGGGGGGCCGAACCCGTTCGACGAGATGGCGGACGATCTGCCGTGGGAGGTGCGGTGATGCTGGATTTCAATCCCTCATCGAACCTGTCCGCGCAGATCAGCGCGCTCATCGATCTTGGCATGCAGAAGGCCCGTGAGCGCGAGGTGCCGCGCAGCTATTTGGGCGCCTCACGTCTGGGCGTGAGCTGTGAGCGAGCGCTGCAGTACGAGTACGCCAGCGCGCCGGTCGATCACGGTCGCACGCACAGCGGTCGTCTGCTGCGCATCTTCGAGCGCGGTCACGTCATGGAGGACTGCATGGTCACTTGGCTGCGGGACGCAGGGTTCGATCTGCGCACCCGGAAAGCTAACGGCGAGCAGTTCGGTTTCTCGGTGGCCAACGGTCGGCTGCAGGGCCACGTCGACGGCGTCATCGTCGGCGGTCCCGAGGGCTTTGCCTATCCGGCGCTGTGGGAGTGCAAGTGCCTGGGCAACAAGTCGTGGAGCGACCTGGAGAAGAAGGGGCTGGCGCTCTCCAAGCCCGTCTATGCCGCGCAAGTGGCGATCTATCAGTGCTACCTCGAACTGCACGAACACCCGGCGATCTTCACCGCGCTCAACGCCGACACGATGGAGATCTACACCGAGCGCGTGCCCTTCGATGCGGCGCTCGCCCAGGGTATGTCGGATCGCGCCGTGAAGGTGATCACCGCCACCGAGGCCGGCGAGTTGCTGCCGCGCGCCTTTGCCGACTCGACGCACTTCGAGTGCCGCATGTGCGCGTGGCAGGACCGCTGCTGGAGGGTCGAAGCATGAAGACGCCCCTTCCGCAGACGCCCGCCGTCGAACCGATGGTCGATGGTCCGTGCGCCGCGCACGCCCTGAACCTGCCGCTCTACTACTTCACCAAACCGCAGACCCGCCAGGCGCGCCGGATCCCGTTCTACCGCATCGGGCGGACGATCCGGTTTCGGCTGTCCGAACTGGAAGCCTGGTCGGCGCAGCATCGCGAGCAGGCACAGGCCGGGGAGGGCGCATGATCGACTTCAACGACCCCTCCTTGCCTTCGGCGCAGACGCACCAACACGTCGACGACGCTGAGCGTGAGTCCCTGCGCGCCGAGTTGCTGGCCCGCCTGGAGTCCGTGCTGCTCACGCTGTTTCCGGCAGGCAAGAAGCGTCGGAACACCTTCCTCATCGGCGATGTACTGGGCAGCCCCGGCGACAGTCTCGAGGTCGTGCTCGACGGCGAGAAGGCAGGCCTCTGGACCGATCGTGCCACCAACGAGGGGGGAGACACCTTCACGCTGATCGGCGCGCACTACGGGCTCGATGCACACACCGACTTCCAGCGAGTGCTGGGGCACGTTCGCGACCTGCTGGGCCGCGCCCCGACCATGCCGATGCCCAAGCGCAGCAAGAAGGCGCCGCCGATGGATGACCTGGGTCCGGCCACGGCCAAGTGGGACTACCTGGATGCCGAGGGCCACCTCATCGCGGTCGTCTATCGCTACGACCCGCCCGGTCGCAGAAAGGAGTTCCGACCCTGGGACGCCAAGCGCCGCAAGATGGCGCCGCCCGATCCGCGTCCGCTCTACAACCAACCCGGGATGAAGGACGCCGCCCAAGTCGTGCTGGTGGAAGGCGAGAAGTGCGCCCAGGCCTTGATCGAGGCCGGTGTCGTCGCGACCACGGCCATGCACGGCGCCAACGCACCGGTGGAGAAGACCGACTGGTCACCGCTCAACGGCAAGGCGGTGCTCATCTGGCCCGATCGTGACAAACCGGGGTGGGAGTACGCCGCACAGGCGGCCCAGGCTGCGCTGGCGGCCGGGGCCAGGACCTGCCACATCCTCTACCCCCGGATCAGGCGCCCGAGGGCTGGGATGCGGCGGACGCGCTCGCCGAAGGATTCGACGTCGCCCGCCACCTCGCCCACGGCCCGCGCATGCAGATCCACGATAGCGCGGCCGGCGACGATGAGGACGAGCCGGGGGCCAGCGGCGGCGCCGCCGTCTGGGGCACCGAGGACGGGCTGGCAGCGGCATTCACCCGGCGCTACAGCCAAGACTGGCGCTACGTCGCGGTCTGGGGGCGCTGGCTCACCTGGACGGGGCAGCGCTGGAATGAGGATCTGCTGCTCTACGTGCAGCACCTCATTCGCGGCATCTGCCGCCAAGCCGCAGCGCGTGCCGACAGCCCACGGCTCAAAGCCAAGCTCGCCAGTGCCTCGACCATCGCCGCGGTCGAGCGCATCGCGCGCAGCGACCCAAAGCACGCCGCCACGATTGAAGAGTGGGATGCCGAGATCTGGCTGCTCAACACCGTCGATGGCGTGGTCAATCTCAAGACCGGGGCGCTACGCGCACACGACAGCCAGGATCGCATGACCAAGATCACGACGGCTTCCCCGCGCGGCGCGTGTCCGCTGTGGCGCGCGTTTCTGGCACAGGTCACCGGCGGCGACGAGGACCTCCAGGCCTACCTGCAGCGGGTCGTGGGCTATTGCCTCACGGGCTCGACCCAAGAGCACGCGATGTTCTTTCTCTACGGTACGGGCAGCAACGGTAAGTCGGTGTTCGTCAACACGCTCGTCACCCTCTTGGGCGACTACGCCGCCAACGCGCCCATGGAGACCTTCATGGACAACCGAAACGACCGCCACCCGACCGACCTCGCCGGTCTGCGCGGCGCACGCGTGGTCACGGCCACCGAGACCGAGCAGGGCCGGCGCTGGAACGAGTCGCGCATCAAGGAGATCACCGGCGGCGATCGCATCACGGCGCGCTTCATGCACAAGGACAACTTCACCTACTCGCCCACCTACAAGCTCGTGATGTCGGGCAACCACAAGCCGGCCATTCGCAACGTCGACGAGGCCATGCGCCGGCGCATGCACCTCATCCCCTTCGAGGTCACGATCCCGCGCGACAAACGCGACCGCCAGCTCCAGGACAAGCTGCTCAAGGAGCGCGACGGCATCTTGGCCTGGGCGCTCGAGGGCTGCATGCAGTGGCAGCGCATCGGGCTGCGCCCGCCGCAATCGGTGCAGGACGCGACCTCGGAGTACTTCGAAGGGGAGGACGCCATGGGGCGGTGGATCGAGGAGCGCTGCGTCCTCTTGCCCAACGCCCGAGCGCTGACCGCCGAGCTCTTCAACGACTGGAAGCAATGGGCCGATGAGGCCGGCGAGTTCGTGGGCTCACAACGGCGCTTTGCCGACCTCCTGATCACCCGCGGCATCGAGAAGTGGCGCAACAGCATCGGGCTGCGTGGGTTTCGGGGCATCGGACTGAAGGTGAGCCCACCCACGCCGCCGCACTACGCAGACCGTTGAAACCCGCCCACCTGCCTTTCATGAGTGACCGACTGACGCTTTTGACTTACGTGAACGTAAGTTTCGTTCACGTAGACGTGATGAGGGATTTACCTCTGAAGAGTCAATTGCGTCAGTGCGTCGGTCCGGAACACGGAAACGACATGAACACGACCCTCCTGGCCCTCGATCTGGGCACACAAACCGGCTGGGCACTGGCCAGCCGTGACGGCCACATCACCAGTGGCAGCCAGTGCTTCAAACCCCAACGCTTCGAAGGCGGCGGCATGCGCTTTCTGCGCTTCAAGCGCTGGCTCACCGACCTCAAGCAATGCACCGACGGCATCGACCAGGTGGTCTTCGAAGAAGTCCGCCGCCACGCCGGTGTGGACGCCGCCCACGCCTACGGCGGCTTCATGGGTCAGCTCACCGCGTGGTGTGAACACCACCAGATCCCGTACCAGGGCGTGCCCGTGGGCACGATCAAGAAGCACGCGACCGGCAAAGGCAACGCCTCCAAGGACGAGGTGATCGCAGCGGTCCGGGCCCGAGGTCACGCCCCGAGCGACGACAACGAAGCCGATGCGCTGGCCCTGCTGCACTGGGCCATCCAAACCTGCGACAACGCCCGGGAGGTGTGACGTGAAGATTCCAGCACAGCACTACCGCTGCCCGCTTGGGCGTCTGCAGCCCCAGGCCACGGACCTGGACGCCATCAAGGAACGCGGCTGGCGTGACCAGCACATCCTGGTGGTGTCCGAGGAGGACGAGCGACTGGACTTCGTCGAGCGCGAGTTCGTGCGCCGGCTGGGTGAGCGGCTGTACGGAGGGCGCAGTCATGGCTGACCGGCACACGCCCTGGACCCTGGACGACGTGGCGGCGCGCTTCGAGGAGGCCGCTACCACCGGACGACGCCTGCCCCCGGTGCGGGTGCAAGGCTACTTTAACGCGTGGCCGGCGTTCGCCCGCAGCGAGTGGGAGT